TGCCTGATGCTTTATTATCATTCTCAAACAATGCCACAGTGACCACGCTATCAGTAGGTGTTCCTACACTCATAGCAGGTACTTTCACACTGAAACATCTATAGGGGTTACTAGGTCACGTTCACCGTTATAGGTTGCACGACCTGCTGTGGTAGTTGTGAATTGAGATGCTCTGTCCAGTGTGAAAGTACCTGCTATGAGTGTAGGAACACCTACTGATAGCGTGGTCACTGTGGCATTGTTTGAGAATGATAATAAAGCATCAGGCATAGTATCAGGAACGATACCGTTACCTTGGAAGTTCCAGCGGATATCATCTATTGTGATTCCTGATAGTGGAGTGGTAACTCCTGCAAACTGTACGTTATTTACGTTGGCAATAAAGTTCGCTGCTATGTTAGCACTCGCTGCATCACCCTTGATACCGATACTACCAGCACCGCCATTCAGAATCATACCATCAAGGTTAAGAGTCTTAAGTGTTGCTCCTGTAACATCAAGTCCCACAAAGCCTACATCAGTACTGCTGAACGATATGGATACCATACGTAAACCTACATGCACTGCACCTGTTATTACCACACCATCCGTACAAGATATTACTGTCATACCTTCAAATACTGTAGTGCCCATCTTGTCAAATGTGGCTACCGTCTTACAGTTTAAAACTAATACACCATCTAGTAGAAGAAGTTTAGTACCGCCTGTAGCAGTCTCCGACCAATCCATTAAGTTGGCATTAGGAGCGTCCAAGGTGACACCACTTATATGACTACTAACATCCACACCTTGCAGCATGGGATTTGTACCCGTGTATGTGATGATAGATTTTAGAGGAGCATCCGTGATGATACTGGAACCTGCTCCAAAGTCTAAGAAGTCTGTGCCGAGATTAATGCTGGCACCAATCATGTAAGTAGTGTTCGCTGCTAGGATAATCTTACCTGCTGCGGGTGTTGGGAGGTCTGATAGTTGCCTAACTACAACTGTGTTGGTGCCCAGTAAGGCTAAGAATGCCGAACTACCTGCACCATCTGCAATGAGTGCAAAGTTCTTAGTCGCTGCTGCTGCGCCTTTATTCTCATGGAGTTCTGAACCTGTTAGGGTATTGTGTACTGCCATAATAAAAATTCCTTAATAAAAAAGGGGCACTATGGCCCCTGATTACTTTAGTCTAGTCCGGATTAAGTATCCTGACTTTCTGCTCTATCAACTAAGTTTTCGTACTCTACGTCAAGAGAGAACTTACCTGCGGTAACAGTACCACCAGTGGTTACAACAATTTGACCATCGGCTGCACCGATACCCGCTAGGTTGTTCACTAATGCACCATCACATAATACAGTCTCACCAACTGCATCAAGTGCAGTTACCGCGATTGCAACGTCGATACCATCAGCGTCAATTACTGTACCATCAGGCTGGTTCATGCCAATGGTAACTGTAGGTGTAGTACCTGCTAATGCAGTGATTACACGTAGAGTTGCTGCCTTGATACGGGCATTGGCAGGGATACGCAAGATTGCTGCATCTAAGCCGTTAGTTGGTAAATCGTCGAAGTTAAACACTAAGTGCTGCACTACGTGACCTTCGTGAGTTACATGCTCACTAGGTAGGACATTTTCAATGTCTCGTACACCGTAATGGGTAGCGGCTCGACGGCCATTACCTGCTGTTGCGCCAGCTGTGATTGCGATTCTAGTCATCAGTTAGCTCCTTATGATACTTGGTCATCGTCTGTGCCGATAACAACTAAGTTTTCGTCACGTACTAAACCTGTGCCCCAACGGGCTGTGGTTTGTGTCTGTAGCTCATGTACCTTGTTATCCATTTCTGAGATAAGCTTAGGTCGTCTGCGCCACGCTAATGCGAATGGTAGGATACCCGGACGTGCCAATGACATGAACAAGTTCGCCTTACCTGAGGTAGTAGTTAAACCACCAATTGTTTCATTCATTGTTGGTAATAGGTTTGACTCAAATACATCAAAGCCATACACGTTACGAATGAAGCGGAAGTTTTGTGCAATACCTGTTTCGATAATGCCCTGCCACTGTGGGTTATTACTAACGTTACTCAAGTTTGTCTGAGTCTCTAACGCAAATGCAACCGAAGGGTCGACAATAGCGATGAGGTTAGTACGAGGAACCTTGGCTTTCTGCAAAGAGAAACCCGCAAACGCGAAGTCTGTGGTTGCCATAGTTTCGTTAGTACCCGCACCGATTTTACGGTGAGCAACACTGTTAATGTTGTTAGCGTTATTAATACCAGCAAACTGCTGCATAGATAAAGCTAAAGTATCTGATTCGAATCGTTCCATGATAGCCTGTGCTTGTTCAACTGGAACAGCTGAAAGCAAGTCGTTAGCCCATAGAGAATCTTCGAGCAACACTTCTGAGATAGCGTTAGCCGCTACTACAGGTGCATTCATAACAATGGTAACTTCACCAGTGTCTAATGCATCAAATGTTACTTCTGAACCTTCTGGAAGGTCACGCACTAAAGGCGTACCGATAGAAGGCATTGTGAATGCGGTGCCATCTGGGAAGTCTACCTGACGGACGAACGGCATACCTAAAAGGTTCTCATGTAGAATTTCTTCTAACTGAGTCTGCCATAGTTCCGAACGGATAATACTGCCAGAGTTACCTGTTACATTACCAGCCATAATTTATATTCCTAAGTAAAGAATTTGTCTGCGCCCAACGTAGTGAGCATTTCATTTTCAAGGGCTATTTTTTGGTAGCGGTCTAGCTTACCTTCCTTGAATTGCTTTGCAATCGCACTCTGATTCATGACCCCACCGGAGATGGGTTCTTGTGTAAACGTCTGAGTTGATTGTGGTAAACCACTGGTATTAGAGGCGGGTCGTGCATCGGCTACTAGTTTCATGACAGCTGCTGGTGATTTTTTGGCGAGAGCTTCAAGGTCGAGGCCCATCTCCTTACCAACTGCTTGATATACGTCTAATGCTTTATCACCGTAAATTTTAGATAAGTCATCAATGACCATAACTACATTGGCATCTTCTGCCTTATTCACTGTGTTAGCATCACGCTGTTCAAGTGCTGCTTTAATTTGGTCTGCTACACTGACTTCATTCGAGCCATCTTTGTCATGCTGGTCGGCATGCTGATGATTACCATCGTCTTCGTCTTTGTGCTGCGTACCTTTTAACGCTGCAAGGATATCATCTATCCCCTTAGCTTTATCGGTTGAATCTCGCAGGGTTGCATTTTCCTGCTCAATCTTGCTAATATGCACCTGTCCATTTAGTGCGGCTTTAGCTAGGTCTTCTACGGTGGCGTATTTAGCGCCCTCTCCAACCATGTGCTTAAGTGCATCCTCACCAGTAACGTCTGCTATCTGGTCATTTTGCTTGTTAGCAAGCATGTCATCAATCTTTCCCATTATGTTATTCCTTCGTTTGGTCAACGTCAAGCTCTACTTTCTCGGTAAGAAGTAAGAGCAGATTCATACTAGCCTCTCGTTTAGCAAGCAAGGCGGCAACATAAGTGTGGTTGTCTCCCGGCATACTGTACAAGTGTTTAGTATTATTTAATTCTTTTTCAATGCCATCTATCTGCATGGCAAGATATTTAATGATTACATCAATGGCCTGTTCACCTTCCATAAGGGCGTGTGCCATAACACGCTCCTCATGTTTATCCTGATGTTTGAACTTCTTAACTAGTCGGTGCGTTCTCATCAAATTCATCCTCTGGTTCCATAGCATCAATAGCTTGGTTAACCTCAGTTCCCTTCTGGGCCTGATTAGCAATCTTAGCGGTTGCTTGGTCTTCCTGTACTCCGATATTAGGTAAGAATATATTAAATGTCTTAAGGTCTGCAAGTTCCTCTACTGCGCGGAACAATGCGATTCTTGAAGTATGCTGCTGAATCATGCCAAGTAAGTTAGGATTATTGAGCAGTGTTGTCAAGTTCTGTAACGCATTTGCCTTCTCAGCAAACAGGGTGCTACCTCGTGCCCTAAGCTTGCCACTGATGTTCAAGTCTTCCGCATTGATACTTAGGAACTTCTGAATGTCGAATTCAGTTCCCTGAGTCGATACCATGTCAGATTCACCGATGTTGTCACGGCCAAGCATAATCATGTCATTGAGAACTTCCTCAACAAACTCCTGTTCAAAGTTCTTAGTCTTCTCACGGAAGATACGATTGCCGCCATTGTCCAACACCTGTACTTCAAACTTGGTCTTCTCACCGGGGGTGCGGAAACCTGTAGCATTGCGAGGGCTACCAGCCATCTCCTCCATGATTAGCATGGTGGTATTAATCTGGAAGTCAGCATTGAGGATTGTTGCATCAGGGCGAAGGTACTTAACATCACCACCTTCATCAACCACATACCGTCCACCGATTTCACCTCGTTCACCGTAAAACTCAATATCACCAATCTCAACTACATCAGGATGTGCGATGCGGTCAAAGATATCGGCTCTCATATTCTCAAGCTTGTCCAGCTTAAACTGCATACCCACTAATCGTGCTAGTGGTGACATGGCCATTAAGTTCTCAGGTCGTGCCTCCCACCCTGTCATGTATATTAGCTGTGAGCCGTTCGAGTTTGGGATAGGTTCAGCCTCGATAACCATTCTTCGGTCAACAACGATAATCTTGTGATTAGGTAAAAACTCACCAGTTTCCACTGAGTACATGTCGCCATAGAACTCGTGTACTTCTACCAAGTCCCCTGACACATATTCGAGTAAGTCGCCAAACCCATCTTTGGTTAGGGCCTGACCTTTCCAATCAACACCTTCTGGTGGCTTAATCATTCCTGAGGAACGAACAAGCAGTTTAGTGTTACGAATATTATCAAGCATGCTTTGTGTGAATGCTGGATGAGCATCATCGTTTACTAACCGGGCAATGTCGCCAAGAGTGTAAACCTTACGGACAATCTTGACAGCTGATTTGAAATCCGTGGCTGTTACATCGAAAACTATATCATCTGGTGATATGCGTTCTAGCACTGGGCCTTGGTATATCATCATGGGATTACCACTTCTATCTGTGCCCATTTCAGTAACGTACCGCTGCTGTGCAAACGCTACCCCTGTATAAATCCAATCATCAAGGCAACGGTCAAAGACCTTCTCATAGCCCTTACGTTTGACCTTGGTACGAGCATAAGCCTGTACCATCTCTTTAGATTCCAGTGCTGCTGAATCTGTATCGAATGCCTCAAACTGGACCCAATCAGGATTACCGAATAAGTGTGCCGAGTAGTTTGCCTTAAGGTTCATGGCAATCTGTGACAGCTTAGGAATTGTTGTGCTGTTGTTATACTGGTTTGAATTAACCTCAGTAGTTCTGGTACTGGTGGCAAATGCATAGTTTCTAATTTCTAGCATCTCACTTTCCCAAGAATTACGAGCCAACTTGAACCTTACCCATTTGTTGATTATTTCATCAGCCATGTTCTCAGGTGTTAATGCGGCCAGTAAGCTTAGTACGTTCGTACTCATTGTACTCCTCCAAATCTGGAATTGAATTTTAGTCTTGATAGCACTGACATATTGCCGCTGCTTTCTTCTTCTCGTGGTCTACGAGGTTTGCGTACATAATCCGCTGACAGGACGGATGCTAATGCATCTTTGATATCATCATGCGGTGGATTGTCTAATAGTAACTCCTCCTCCAATAGAGAGCAAAGTCCCCCTTTGAAGTGGTAAACCTTCTGCTCCTCATAACGAGGGTCAAGGGCTGCTGCCATACGTTCTTCCTTATCGCCATCGTGTCGTGTCGGACGGTGTTCATGCACCTTACAATGCATACCTTCATCGGTAATAAGTTCCTTAAGTGATTGCGCGATTACTGCTTGTGCTGCGGTGGTTTCTGCGCGGAGCTTATTGAACTCCCACTTAATCAGGGAATCCTTAAGGTTGTCAAAGTATATCTTGATACGCTTGGTCTTGAATCGGTATATGTCCAGTATGTAAACATTGAACTCCCAATCAATCCCAACTACTATTATCACAGTATAATCGGCATCATCCTTAAGGCTGTATGCGAAATCCATCGCTGCATATACATTAAGTTTCCTTTCCTTGTAATACCACACACCCTGTCGCATTATAACGTCTTCACGTCGATAGTAAACGAAGTTAGTACGGTCAATGTTCCGGTTATCCATATCATTAGGGTTGTTGTAATACTGTGCAAAGAATTGAAGTTTATCTTCATACTTCGCTTTCTTACGGTCAAGCTCTACCCAGTTGAACCCAAACATCTTGCCATCTGACTTACGCGCCATACGTGGCCATAAGAATATCCCATCAATCTCGACTTGACGTTCGTGAATGGCATACACCTTCTTGGTGTCGATAATTTCGCCCTGCTCGTCCCGGACGCTCTCCTCCATGTCTTTCAATTTGGCATAGTGGTCTTTAGGGTGATAACGAGTACCAACGGCACATTCTACACCACCAGTGGTAAGCACTGATGCTAACTGAGAACATGCTGCGGCAACTTTTGCTCTGCTGTCCGAGGTATAGGCGTTCTGTGGAACTACCACATCATCCTTGGCCAAGAACACACAGTGCCACCCTGTGGTGTTAGTTGTTAGTCCAGCTGTTGCAATGGTCGGGTCACGTACACCCTCTTTCTCCCGGTCAGGATGGTCGACTGAAATACCTGTAGTATTCCACATTGACCGCTTACCTTTATTGGGATGAATCATGTCAGGAGATAGCAACTGGAATTGCTTGCTCTCCATAATCTGTTGGATATCCACGAGCTGTCTTTCAGCCAACTCAGCTGTTGCTGATACGTAAACAATGGTAGTTGATGGGTTACGATAAATCTCCCATGCACATCTCACCGCTAAGCAGTGACTTTTCTGGTGGTCACGAGGAAGGAGTCCTAATGTGTTGTCTATTTCCATAGCCTCTGACATTTGCCAGAACTCGAACAACTCCCGGTGGCAATCGCCATATACCCGGTGAGGTTCTACTACGCAAGCGAACTTCCACAAAGAATGAAGACACTCCTCTCGAAGTATCTCCAATCGCTCCTGTCTCAAAGACTTACTCTTTTTTTGACTGGGCATCGAACAGTTTTCCTATCAGTTGTTTAATCTCAGTAACATCTTCCTTGACAGTCACTACTGCTTGGATTAGAGGTGCATTATACAGCTCTATCATTTCCTTAGTTTCCGTCTTCGTG